ATCAACCCACTAGACGGTACTGATATTAGTACTATTAGTGATTATAAGTCTAACCTATCATTCCTTAATATTGATACTAAGTCTTTATCAGATGCTGCTAAGGGAACCTATTTCGGATCACCTAAGATTAATGCTTACGTCTATGGAGAAACTTCTGGTGCTATTGCTAAAGTTTCTAATAAGGATCTAGTTACTGATAAGAAAGGAAAACTCAGAGGAACATTCTTCATTGGTAATCCAAGTGTTTCTGGTAACTTAAAATTCAAGACTGGTACTAAACTATTCAGACTTACTGATTCCGCTACTAATAATAAGACACCTGGTATATCCGATTCTAGTGGTGAAGCAGAATTTTCATCATCAGGTATTAAGCAGACTACTCAAGAGACAGTTATCTCTGTGAGAAATGCTAAAGTAACTTCAGAGGATATGAAAGATGCTAGAACTCTTACTAGCGTCAGTGTTGACCAACAAGAAGAAACTAGATGGTGTGACCCTCTTGCTCAGACCTTCCTTGTAGAAGATGCAGCATATGAAGGTGGAGTATTCTTAACGAAGATTGATCTATTCTTCCATAGTAAGGATGAAGAAATCCCAGTTTCTATTGACATAAGAACTGTTGAAAATGGAATTCCAACTCAGACTATCCTACCATTCTCTAAAGTGAATAAGGATGCTGATGACGTATTTACATCTTCAGATGCTTCTAAACCAACAACCTTTACATTTAAGGCACCTGTATTTGTAGGACGCAATCAAGAACATGCTATTGTCTTAACATCTGATTCTAACCAGTATAGAGTATTCATCTCATTACTTGGTAAGGATGCTATCGACGCTGCACATGCTGGTGAGAAGATCTCAGAGCAGCCATATATTGGTGTACTATTCAAGTCACAGAACGCATCTACTTGGACACCTTCTCAGTATGAGGATTTGATGTTTAAGATGTATAGAGCAGAATTTACACTTCCTACTACAGCAGCACCTTCTAAGTTGATGCTAGAGAACGCACAACTTGGTAGGAATAACGGTGGGTATTTACACCTAAGACCAAATACTCTTAGAACAACTTCTGGAAGTGATGAGATTAGAGTGTTCCATGGTAACCATGGTATGCAATCCAATCTTAACTACTATGAATTAACTGGAGTAGTTTCTGAAGTTGCACCTACTGCCATTAATATGGGATCTGGATTAACAACTACAGGTACTTCACTAACTGTTGATGATGCATCTCAGTTCCATACAACTATTGGTGGATCTGCTGTAAGTGCTTCTAACCTTGGTTTCCTCAAGATTATAGGTACTGCAGAGGATGGTAGTGGTGATGAGATTATCGCATATCAAGGTATCGCAGGTAACGTCATTACTATTAATGCTGCAGGTAGAAATTATTCAGGTACTGCAGGATCTGGTACAGGTAAAGCACATGCTGATAATGCAGTTGTTCAATGCTACAACCTTACTGGAATCCCACTTACTTTAATTAATGGTACACATAATAATACAACTGGTGGAATTATCTCTATCAATAGTCCTCATAGTTACAACTTGAAGATTACTAATAAGACTGCTGGTTCAAGTATTAGTTGTGGTGGATCAAATATGATCGCTTCACAGAATATTCCTTGGGATGTTCTTACACCACAAATCCAAAGTCATGTAGAACCTAAGACTAGCTTTATTTGTAGAGTTAAGGGTACTTCTGGAACTTCCTCAGGACCATTCCCAACAGGGTTCAGTGCTGAAACATCATTCGTTAAAGATAGTGCATGGCAAGATGTTACAGTTGGTGACGATAACAACTTCTTCACAACTAAGGTTATTGCCAACCAGTTAAATGAGATTAACAGGATGAGTAGTGTGAAATCATTCACTATGGAACTCAATCTTACTTCTGAAGTAACTCACTTGAGTCCAGTTATCGATCTGGCACAATGCGGTATCATCACAACTGCTAATGTTCTCAATAACACCCCACCAACCACAGGTATGGGTGGAGAGTGTGTTGCTAACTACATTACTAAGGTAGCAAAATTAGAGAAGAGTGCTAGTGGTATAAAGGTTATGCTTGCTGCTAACACTTGGACAGAATCTAAGATTGCAGTCATGTATAAGTTAATACCAGTTGGTTACGCAGGTAATTTGGATGATTTGGAATTCCAATTCTTCAATACTGATGGTAAACCTGATACTGGAGAAATGGTTCCACAGAACGAAATCTTCGCATGGACTGATTATGAGTATACAGTGGAAGAGACAAATGACTTTGATGGATTCCAAATCAAGATAGCTCTTCTCGCTCACAACCAACCATACATACCTAGAGTTAAGGATTTCAGAGCAATCGCTCTTGCATAATGAGTAAAGACGTAGACATCTTTCTAGTCCCTGTCAGTGGTCACAACCAGCTTGGCAGGGATCCGTCGTCTAATGCGATAATAAACACAGATCAAAGTGCTTATGATGCGTATAAGAGAGCACGAAGGGAAGCAAAGAGAAAAGAAGAAGAAATGAGCTCTCTTAAGAGTGAAGTAGATGAATTAAAAGAACTTGTTAAAAGTTTGGCTCAGAAGGTGGATAAATAGAGTTAAGCTAAATAATACTTAGGATTCCTTTAGAGTATGGCAAGTGCTGTATCCAATCTGCTGATTTATCAAGGTTCAGACTTCATTATCGATTTCACTATCGAGAATGATAACGGAACTGTATTTAACCTAACTGGTTATTCAGTAGCTTGCAAGATTAAGAAACACTATACTAGTAGTTCTTCGACTACGGTAACAGCGGCAATATTGTCTCCTGCTACTGCTGGTCAGATTCAACTATCGTTAACTAATGGACAAACGGCCGCAATGAAGTCAGGTCGTTTTGTATATGATGTCGTTATTACTTCTGCTTCTGGTACCAAGTCAAGAGTGCTAGAAGGTTCTGTCAGTGTACTTGAGGGGGTAACTATCTAATGGCAAGACTGAGATTTGGAGACCAATCGGTTCCAAGAGTAACTAGAGTCGCCACAGGTGGTGGTGGAGGAACCATCGGAGGAATGTCCGATGTTGACCTTACTGATTCCTCGCAAGGTGGACTAGCAAATGGTGCAGTGCTAGTTTACGATGCTGCGAACACAAAATTTGTACCAACAAACATTTTAAACGACATCACTATCAACGGGGGTAGCTTCTGATGGCATCGAATATCCTAATTAAAAGGAGTACTGGATCAACCGCACCAGGAACCATAACTTACGGTGAATTAGCCGTAACAACTGGTGGTAACGGTACACAAGCAAACGCTGGTGACCGATTATTCATTGGTGACAATAGTAGTGCTGCTCAGGTAGTTGGTGGTAGATACTTCACGGACATGTTGGATCATGCCCATGGTACTGTAACTGCATCATCTGCTGTTCTTGTAGATAGCAACTCAAAGGTAGATACTTGGAATGTTGATGACATTAACTTGAATGCTAACGTCATTACAACAGCCACTACTGATGCTGACCTCATCTTCCGTGCAAATGGCACAGGTAAACTAGTAATAGAAGATGGTCAGGAATTAGAATTTGGAACTACAGGAGATGTAGAACTCTCATTCAATGATTCAGACGCAGTTTTAGACATTAAGCGTGTAGCAGGAACCCCCGACTTGCGTATCGCTGATGATATGAAACTAAACTTTGGTAATGCAAAGGATGCTTCTATCAGATATGACGAGACTACTACTGACAAGATCCAAGTAGATGGTGCAGACTGGAACTATGGAACTGGTGTCCAAGTAAACTATGCAGATACAACTGATGCTTCCAACGTAGCAACTGCATCTGTAACTTATGCTGGTGGTATTGGTGTTGCTGCAACTGCATGGATCAAAGACCTTAAGGTTGATGACAACACAACATTGGGTACTGCTAATACTGACACACTAACAGTTAACGCAACTACAACCTTCCAGAATCAAGTTACCTTCAATGGTCTAACAAACATTACTGGTAATACAGCTCAGACTGGTCAAATTGAAATTGACAATCTGAAATTAGATGGAAATACACTTTCCACTATTAATAGTGTACAAGAATTGATTATTGACCCATATCCTGCAGGTGGAGACGCTGATGGTTTGGTCATAATTAAAGGTGACCTTCAAATTGATGGTACTACAACGACTGTTAACTCTGCTTCAATGAGTGTTA